GCTAACTAAAAAGCGAAAGTAACATTGTTACGGATTGAAAATATATTGAGAGTTATATACCTTTCATGTTATAGTAAGTAGGCAATAAACAATTTCATTTTTATGAAACATAAATTTCAAAACAGAACTGACCATACTCTTGAAAAAGATGACAGAGTGTATTTTCATTTCGATCAATTTGATAGAGAAATTTCTGTAGATTTTCATTCCAGAAGTGATGTGTCAAGTTACACAATGACTCTTGATAAGTTCATTAGTTCTTTACAAACATCTATTGAAGATTTTGATACAACTGAATTAGAAGTAATGAAAATGACTGCTGCTGTTTTATTTACAAAAATAAGACAGATAGAAAAAGCTAAAGCTGAAGCAGAACTTAAAGAAACTGAAGAAAAGGTAACTCAAACAGTATGACTTCACAAATAGAAAATGCCCTCTCAACTTTATATGAGGGCATAGACTATTCTTTAGAATTTATTACTCCAGAAAAAGCACAATTTTATCTGGAGAAAAATTTTGAGAATAACCGCAAGATTAGTAGAAATAATCTTGAAGAATTAAAAAGAGAAATGAGGAATAGTCGTTTCATCTTATCTGACTCTGCCATTTGTTTTGATAAAGATGGTACTCTGGTCAATGGTCAACATAGGTTACTTGCTGTTGTACAAACAGGAATGGTACAACCATTTCTTGTTGTCAAAAATATGCCTAGCAAATCTAAGCAAATAATGGATGTTGGTAAGTCTAGGTGTATGTCTGATCGTATTACTGTTAGCGGTGTCAGGATCAGCAGAAGAGATTGTGCAACCATAAGACACGCTATGGCTGCTTTAAACAGCACAACTGGTACTGAGCAATACTCAAGACCATGTCATGATGCCATAGTTGCTGAAACTTATTTGAAACACAATCAGTTTCTTTATCTTATGAGTAAAGTCTGTCCTACTAATACAACTAGGGTCAGATCATTTTTTCTTGGAGCAGCATTAAAAATCTATGCTGAAATGACTTATAACACTCAAAATCCAAGACATAAAAAGTACAACCATACAATGAATCCTAAAGAAAGAGCATTGCATTGGTTGAATATTGTCACTACAGGTATGGCAAGTCCTATTGATGGTCTTGATAGAGATATTAAGCCATGTGATAGAGCAGCACAGATTATTTTTACCAAGTCCTGTGATAGCAGCCTTAAAAGATCATATTGGAATAGTGCTGAAGCCTTTGCTCTTACTGTTAGAGCAGCCCATAATTTTATGATTGGTTTAGATACTCAGTATCTCAAAGTTCCTAAAGATGATCCTTTTAGAGATTTCATTGAGTTACCTTCCACCAACAAAATACTGACCATGACATCAAATTGACGTTACAATGTTTTTAATCACTTTTAACAAATGAATGAGAATCTACAGCGATTATCAATTCAAATTACAAAACATCAGTATAACTTGTTGAAATATCATACTAAACCAGGTGTTTCAATCTCTTCTCTTGTAAGAAATGCTCTTGATGATTACTTTGCTGATGCTGAAGAAGCTCTCAGAGAAAAATACTTTGAAGCAGCAGAATATGAAGAGTATGAAAAGTATATGCTTGAACAAAAAGAAGAACCAGTAATGGCTGATGCAAGTTGTCTTTTTTGATTTACTGCTATACTGAATGTGATTCATCCAAGAATCCCATTGCAACACAAGAAATAGGTAAGATGTTTGGAAGGGTCTTACCTATTTTTTTTGTTTTGTTGTAAGATAATAAAACCTTATTCAACATGGCGAAGGATAGGGTGTCTAGGTAGGCAAGTTTAACCGTGCTTGTCTACTGCTTAATTTTGTGAGTATGTGGAATAACTTGATTTGGTGGAATGTTAACAACAATATCTTCACAGGTAACAGCACTAGGAGTATTAGGCTTGAAAGTAACACCTAATTTTGCCTGTTTTGCACATTGCTCCAAACGATAGAGACTGATTTCCATTTTAGTTTTCTTTATCAATAATTTTTGAGCTTCGATATTTACCATTGTTGCTTCATGGCAAAGAGCAGGAGATTTTCCTAGTGGAATATTTATCTGAGCAGAGATACCATAGTTCAAATTGTAATTATCTTTTTCAAATCTAGGAGTCTCTTGAACGTATTTTATTTCTCCAGTATTTTCATCATATATGTTTTGCCTAGTGACATATTCTTTTGGTCTATTAAATGACCAAGCATCTGTTACATAGGGAGTAATTGTAAGGCTAGGAGAAGCACAGACTATGCCTTGACTCATCCTAAAACTTGGCATAGATGAGGGGGTTATCATCGTGGCGTTATTATTTACAACACCTTGAGCATTAGAGCTAGGACTTGCAACTGTTGTATTAGCAAAAACTTTTGTAGGACAAAGCAATAAAGCTATTGACCAAAGGTAGTTGTAGTTTCTGTTGTGGTTGTTGTATTTATTGTTCTTGTTATTGTGGTTACTGTGTCTAATCCTGGTGTTATTAGAGTTTCTTGAAGAGAAAAGGCTGATCCTGGAGTTACCACTTTCCATCTTGGAACGTCTTGTAGGCTTGGTGCTGTCCAACTAAAACTTACCCCTCCAACTGTTTGTTCTGTAAGAGTTGTAGCTGTAGGGTTGATATAGCTATTTGTATCGGCACTTTCAATATTGTGCCCTGATGCAGAATATGAATATCCTGTTCGATATTGATGGCTTGTGATAGTTTCATTAATTACCGATTCAGAGGTGCTTGAAGTCTGAGATGTTCCGCTACGAAATTGAGGAACAACAGGAACTGCTAATGTCCTATATGGTAATGCTAATAAAACTAAGAGCCAAAGTCTAGTCAATCGTAATACGAACAGTAGTAGATCCAATACAGCTAGTACCTGACCCTCCAGCCGTACAGGTATGGATTCCTGATGAAACAGATGTTAGTGCTAAATTCCCTGCTGTACCTCCTGAGATAACAGTAGTCTGACCACCAAGCACAGGTAGACTTGCTATACCGCTTGATGGAGTAATTGCTGATTGTGTTACATCCCCAGCTTGATAACTTTCTGATAGTGAGAATGCTGAACCAGCAGTTGTAACCGATTTATTTGTATTAACTAAAGCTGGTACTCCATTACTCAAGCTTCCAAGATTTAATCCACCGATCCCATTAGTAACTACACTATCTCCTGTTCCTGTAGAAGTTGTAATATTGTTTCCGCTTATGCTGTAGCTCGATGGGGCTGCATTAGTAATTACATAAGGCGAGTCTATGGATATTTGTGCAGAGGTCACAAATTCCTGTTTTATGTTCGCAAAAGCAGCCGAAGGTAAGAATAGAAGTAAAGCAAACAGTTTTTTCATTTGATTCCTACTTTGTTTTTACTATTATCCACTATTTTAGGGTTATTACTGTTATTTTGACCACTTTTCTTGTTTCCTACTGAGATCCCATAGCTACCTAGCACCCCCGAAACTAAGCCGGCCGTAAAAGCTCCATCAATCCTTACTCGACCCATGTACCCCAAAGTCATCATTGATAAACTCCAGGTCAAAATCAGAAATCGGATAGCGTGACCAAAGAGTTCCCCCCATTCGACACCTTCCTTTTCTTCTTTCTCTTCGGCCATAAAAGTAAAGATTCTTGTCCAATACTAGCATTTTAGCTATGTTTGGGAAGTAACACATATTTTTTCCATGTATAAGAT